AATGACAAACGATCTCGCTGAAAACGTTTATTCAATTGAGTTCCCGCCGACCAAGGCACAGGCCAACAACAAAGGCAAGGTCCTTTGGTACGCCAAGGGTTTTGGCTGGTACATGGGTAACTTTCAGTACCCGTACATGGACGACACCAGCCACTGGACCTATGCACCTGATGACCTGGGCCTTGAGCCAGACACCATCGACACCAAGGACCAAGCCTTTGAAGCATGGGTTAAACAATACCCCGAAGGTTGCTTTGATCCATCAACAGTTGCGATCTTAAAGTTGGGCTACCTGGGTGGCTGGCGACGTGGCGAATCTTGAGCGCCAGCTTGCACTGGAGCGCGAGATGTTGCAGATCGGCGCCGATGCGTTCGCAAGTCGGATGAACAAGCGCCGTGAGCAGGGCATGGAATCCTTGTCAAACCATGGCGATGCGTTGGCGGCCATGGGTGTGGACCAGATCATCAAGGACCTGCGCAAGCACCGCCACGCCATGCGTGATGGTCGTGCTGGCCGTGGCTACGCCCACATGGGCCCGTTGCTGCAGCTGGCACCGCACAAGGTCGCAGCTGTGGCCATGCGTGTGGTCATTGACCAGCTGACCCAAGCCCCGAAGTTCCAGGCCTTGGCTTACGCCTTGGCTGAGCGGCTCTGGCTCGAGACCATGCTGGCCCGGGCCTCCGAGTACGAGCTGAAGTCACACCAACGGGTGCGTCGTCGGTTTGCACACAAGCGGGCTGATGCCATGCGCATGAAGAACTCGGAGATCTGGACGCCTCAGGAAAAGCTGAGTGTCGGTGTGTTCCTTGTTCATCTCGTCGAGTCACACACCGGGCTCATCGAGATCTACATGGAGCGCGGGGCCATGCGCACGGTGAAACGTGTCCGTGCCACCCAAGCAGCACTCGACTGGGTGCGCAGCGCCGAGGAGCAACAGCGATTGCTGTGTCCCTTTGCGTTGCCGACGATCATCCCGCCCCGGGATTGGTCAGACCCGTTGACGGGGGGCTACTGGACCGAGGGGTTGCCCGGCAACACGTTGTTCAAGGACAACGGGGACCTGATTGCTGCCCGATCCTCTGAGTTCGATGCGTATCTGGTGGCAGCCAACATCCAGCAGGGTGTCGGGTGGCGCATCAACAGATGGATGCTGGACCAGGTGACCCACGCCTGGGACAAGAGCATCTCCATTGGTGGCCTGTTGCCCCGCAGTGGGCACGTGATCCCGCCGTACCCCAAACACCTGGCCGACGACGACGAGGGTGTTACGGCCTGGCGGATCACCGCGAAGCGCCTTCATGACCGCAACGAGCGAGAGGCCGGCAAGAGATTCACCGCAGCCAAGCAGCTATGGGTGGCACGTCGGTTGGTTGATGAACCAGTGCTGTATTTCCCGGTGCAGTGTGACTTCAGGGGCAGGTTCTATTACCGGCCCCCGTACCTCCAGCCCCAGGCCAACGACATCGGTCGGTCGTTGCTGTCGTTCGCCAACGGCACACCAATCAACACCGACGCTGAAGCTGACTGGCTTCGCATCCATGGGGCCAACACGTACGGCCACAACAAGTTGACCTGGGCCGACCGTGTGGCCTGGGTGCATGAGCACCAACTCGAGATCGAAGCTGCTGGCCGGGAGCCTTGGTGCAACCAAGAGTTCTGGGCTGGGGCCAAGGACCCGTGGCAGTTCCTTGCGTTCTGTCGGGCGTACCAACAGTTCAGTCATCACGGCCTGGGCTGGGTGTGCCACCACCCTGTCGTCCTGGACTGCACGTGCTCTGGCATCCAGCATTACTCGGCGCTGCTCCGCTCGGAGGAGATGGCGAGCCTCGTCAACCTGACCCCAAGCGAAGCCCCTCGGGACATCTATGCCGTTGTGCTCGAGCGTGTCTTGGACCTGGTCCGAGCTGATGCTGCGGCCGGTGTCGAACACGCGACCCGATGGTTGCAGCTGAGCCCTGACCGCACGTTGGCCAAGCCTGTGGTCATGACGATTCCGTACTCGGCAACGAGACAAGCGGTCGTCAACTTCTGCCACGGCTGGGCTGTCGACAGATCACAAGAGGTGCTCGGTCGCAACAGCTGGTGCTTTCAGAAAGGGGCCATGTCTAGTCACCACTACATGGCCACGATCCTGTACCGGGAGACGTCGGCTCTCATTGCACCAGCGAAAGCAGCGATGTCTTGGTTCCGGAAGGTGGGCAAGGCAGCCGGCAAGCTGGGCCTGGCCCTGCGTTGGACCTCACCCTCGGGTGTGCCCGTGATCCAGGAGTACTGGGATTACAGCGGGGTCCGGGTTCGCCTGTACCACCTGTCGTCAGTGCCGATGGATCTGTTGACCAACCATCAACCGACCCGGTTGAACGCCAAGCGAATGGGCAACGGGCTCAGTCCTAATGTCATCCATTCCCTCGACGGCAGCCACATGGCTGCTGTCACCATCGAGGCCCATGCCGCTGGCTTGCGGAACCTCGGTGGGATTCATGACTGTTTCGCGACGACGCCAGCAGAGATGGCCACACTGCGGGCCACGATCCGCAGTACCTTTGCTGGCATGTACGCCCGGGATTGGTTCACGCCCATCGCTGATGAGCTTGTGTCCCAACTCCCATCGGATGTACAGGCCAAACTCCCGCCGCGGCCAAGCCTTGGCGGGTTCGATTCCCAACTTGTAAACAACGCTGACTACTTCGTCACATGAACAACTTTCAGTACATCGACAAGCTGCGCCTGACCACACCCAAGGCGACGTTTAAGTATCCCAAGCTCATCGAACCCGAGACCAAGTTCAGTCCTGAGGGTCACTACAAAGTGACGGCCATCATCCCAGCGGAAGAGGCGGGCGCCATGGCTGACCAGCTCGACGCTTTGTTCGAGGCACATAAGGCCAGTCTCAAGGCTCAAGCCCCGAGCCAGAAGTTCAAGGCCATTGACCCGAGCTTCGGGTACGAGGAGATCGACGGCAGGCCTTGCTTCACGGTGAGCGTGAAGATGAAAGCTAAGGGCATGGATCGTGATGGCCGGGCATGGACCGCATCGCCGGCCCTATTCGATGCCACGGGTGCACCGGTCAAGCACCGTGAATCCCTGCGGGGCATGTGGTCAGGGACCACTGGTCGTGTGTCGTTCGAGGCCTGTCCGTTCTTTCAGCCTGCGATCGGTGCCGGCATCACGCTGCGCCTGAAGGCTGTGCAAATCATCGACCTGGTGGAATCCGGTGGATCAGCCGACAGCTACGGGTTTCAAGAAGAAGCCGGAGGCTGGGCGACCAGCGAGACGGAGGCGAGCGTCCCCTTCGACGGAACGGGAGCGGCAACAGACGAGGGGTTTGACTTCTAGTCGGTACCGATCCAAGTTCGAGGCATCAGTCGCCGCCAGTCTCAAGGCCCGTGGCTTGACCTTCGGGTACGAGGTGCAGGCCCTGGCGTACACGATCTCCGCGGTCTACACCCCGGACTTCGTGTTGCCGAATGGGGTGATCGTGGAGACCAAGGGGCTGTTCGACTCAGAGGACAGGCGCAAGATGGTGGCCGTCAAGGCACAGCATCCAAGCCTGGACATCAGGCTCTGCTTCATGAAAGCGGACGTCAAGCTGAGCCGGGCACCCCGGTCCCTCACGTACTGGCAGTGGGCCGAGAGACACGGGTTTCTCTGGTGCGAAGGAAACATCCCGACGACATGGGCCGATGCCATCCAAGTTCCTAAAGCATGAGCCTTGCCCTGAGTGCAAGTCCAAGAACAACTTCGCCCGCTACGACGACGGTCACGGGACCTGCTTCGGATGCGGGCACCAAGAGCAACCAAAGAAAACGGACAAGCCTGAGCCCCGCATGGAACCATTGCCGCCACCAGTCACCCCGCTGCTTGACTTCGTCGAGACCAAGGGCTTGCCGAAGCGCGGCATAACGGAGGAGACCTGCGCCCTGTTCGGCTACGGGCTCTCCACCAACAACGGTCGCCCCGTCCAGGTGGCGCCGTACCGGAATCAATCCGGCAAGGTGGTGGCTCAGCACCTGCGTGGCGCAGACAAGCGGTTCAGCTGGCTTGGGGACACCTCCGGGCTCCAGCTGTGGGGCCAGCACCTATGGCGCCAGAACTTCGGCAAGGAGACAGGCCTCTTCGTCACCGTCACAGAAGGGGAGATCGATGCCATGTCTGTCTCCCAGGTGCAAGGCAACAAGTACCCGGTGGTCTCGCTCCCCAATGGAGCTCAATCCGCCAAGAAGTACCTGGCTGCCAACGCCACCTGGCTGGGCCAGTTCGCACGGATCGTGCTTTGCTTCGATTCCGATGAGCCGGGTGTCAAGGCTGCTGCTGAATGTGTGGCCGTGTTGCCCCTGGGCAAGGTGGCCGTGTGTCAGTTGCCCCGCAAGGACGCCAACGACATGGTCATCGCTGGCGAGGGGGAGATCCTTCGTGAGCTGCTCTGGAAAGCCACGCCAACCAGGCCCGACGGGATCGTCAATGCCAACGATCTCTGGGACGAGCTGATCAAGCCTGGCTCTGACTCAGCTTGCCCGTACCCTTGGCCACAGCTCGATGCCATGACCCGTGGCTTCAGACGTGGCGAGATGGTGACCCTGTGTGCTGGATCTGGCGTGGGTAAGTCGAGCGTGTGTCGGGAGTGGGCCCACCACTTCTTGAGAGCTGGGCTCCGGGTGGGTTACATCGCCCTGGAGGAGAGCACC